CTGGGCTGGTTATGATCGCCAAGCGGCCGGTGCGGCGTTGAATAGCATCCACTGAGGAGGGACAGTTGCAGGCTGCCGGGTGGATGTATACCCGGCAGCGGGTGAGGTTGTGCTGTGTCGTTTGCATAGTTAGTACTCTTGGTGAGAGGTCTACGATGTAAACGATACAAATACGTATTGGTCTAGTCAATACATTGGCGTATTAATTTTTCTATGGGCGATAAAAAGCCCACGTAGTGGGCTAGTGTTTGTCGCTAGAAAACTTCGAGCTTGGAGAAAACGACCCCGCAAATCATGGCGTCAGCTCCCAATTCAATAATGGGGTCAGGCCATGCGGGGTTAAGAGGCTTTAGAAATTGTCTGCGACCTTCTATGACAAGCTGTTTGAATGTCGCTTCTTGGCTGTCGACAAGCTTCGCAATAACAAGTGAGCCATTCTCAGGAGTCTTGGCAGGATCAACAAAAATGATGTCTCCATCTCGGAATGAACGCCGCTCATACTGGTTAAACATTGAGAGTCCGCGGACTCGTAAGGCGTAGGTTTGTTTGCTATGTGAGGCAGCGCATGGAAGCCAAATCTCGGCATCATCCAGGGTTTTTATATCAGATACTTCGCACCACGCACCTGCTTGGACCCATGAGATCAAAGGCACATAACCTCTAATAGCGGGTCCTTCCTCGACATTGATGTCGAGTCCTGAAGTAACCACGTCAACATCCTCACCGCCTTTCCATAGCCAGTTGCTGCTGACCTTCAAGGCCTTCGCGATTTTTTCGACATTTTCCTGCCTTGGGCTTTTCACTTCATTGGTGACTATTCGATGAATAGTTGGCTGGGGAACGCCTGAGCGTCGCCCTAGCTCACCTTCGGACAGGTTGAGCTCTGTCATGCGCTGAGCGATACGGTCGCCAATCACTTTCAGATCCCTTTGATTCAAAAACGTATCGGAGATTGTATTGATCTAATCAATACGTTTGTGTATTGTCTCGTTCAATGCGAAAGGACATTGGTGACCGATATGACCATTCAGGAGATGCTGGCGAAGTTACTGCTATCCGGGATGTCTCAGAGAGACATTGCCCAAAAAGTGGGCACTACGCAGCCCACTATCAATCGAGCCGCTAAGGGCTCTGACATTCGTTACGTGACAGGGAAGGCAATTGAGTGCTTGTACCTACAAATGACAGATGCGGCTGATATTGAGTCAGCCGCTTAAAGCATCGGCCCAGAACCTCTCACCAAAGAAACGCCGGGCCAACAGAGCAATGCAGTTGTAGATCTACATCGCTAAAAGGGTGCTGGACCGGAGCCTCTCACCAAAGATCCTCCGGTCCAGCTACGACGATACACAGCACATGTACATCGGTCGTGGTCGTAGGATAGGGCGTGCCCTGTTTTATGGCTACACCGTAAAAGGGGTTTTTACGGTTATGAGTCGCATCGATCTATTACCGGACGCTGGTCCGGTGCTTTCATTGCGTCACGCGCTCTATCGCGCAGGACGTTCCTACAAGGGTGGTGTCACCGCACTTGCATTCGCAATGGTGATCGACAACGACTCCCTGCAGAAGAAACTCAAACTCGACGAAGAGCGCCGCTGGCTGACACCGGATGAGCTGGAAGAGGTGATTCGCCTCACGGCTGATCCGCGTTTGCTCGACGCCTTAGTACGCCCAGCCGGGGCCGTTTGGTACAAGCCAACGCCAGTGCCTGCCACAAAAGAAGCGTTGAAGGCGGTAGGCAAGTTGCTTCACGAATCTGGCGAGTTTGTGTCTTGTATGCACGACGGTGTGGCCGACGCAGTTTGGGAGTCGCACGAAGTCGCCATTCTTGAGAAGCGTGGCATGGACGTTATCCGCGAGGTACTGGGCATTATGGCCGGCGCACGCCAGGCAATGGAGGATCGCGATAATGGCTGACATCGTTGATCTGGCTAATGACTATGCGGATGAGTTTTTACAGCGCGCTTTGGAGCAACGTCAGCGTGCTTCAGCATCCGCGGTCAGTGCATCAATCTGTGTTGATTGCCATGAGCCGATACCAGTTCTCCGCCAGGAGAAGGTCAAAGGCTGCCAAACCTGCGTCAGTTGCCAAGAGTTTCGGGAGCGCCGCAGATGACCGATCGTTTTCACGCTGTGCCTATGGCGACATGGGCACGACGCTACATCGACACCTTCAAGCTGGCACTTGTTGCCATCGAGCCGGGGGAGAAAGCTCCCAAAGGGTTGGGCTGGAATAAGCCCGGTGGTTACATCACTGATGCACAGGCTGCCGAAGCCTTCTGGTCTGCGAATCCAACGCACAACCTTGGCGTGGTCTTAGGGCCGAGCCGTGTGTGCTCGTTAGACGTTGATGATGTCCAGTGGACACGCCACGTCTTGTACGAGTTGCTCGGCCTGGACTTGGACGCAATGGCGCTGGTGTACCCGACAGTAGTCGGTAACCCAGCGCGTTTTCGTATCCTGTTCCAGTTGCCGGATGGAATAGACCTCACGCGTCATTCGCTTGCATGGCCCAACGAAAACGACCCTGATGGGTCGATTTTTAAAGGTCTGATCGAGAAAGCCAAAGCGGCAAAAGAAGCAGGCGATTTGGACGGTGAAGCGGCTGCACGTGCCGAAGCCGAGCCCTACAAGCGGTTCACGGTTTTCGAGTTGCGCGCAGGCTTGGTGCAAGACGTATTGCCACCTTCAATTCATCCCGGTACCGGTAAACCGTATACCTGGCGCACACCACCCTCCGCTGATGGCCTGCCGGTGTTGACCACCGACCTGCTGGCCATTTGGCAAAACTGGGACATTTTCAAACGTGATGCCGAGGCTGCTTGCCCTTGGGCGCCGAAGGCTGAAAAGGTCAAACCAAAGTCGAGCAAGTCGCCTACCCAGGTAACTGGCAATCGGCCTTCGGTGATTGATGAATTCAACCGCAGTCATGATGTTGAAGAATTACTGCGCACTCACGGGTACATCAAGCGCGGCAATAAATGGCTTTATCCGCAAAGCAGCACGGGCTTACCGGGTATCACCATCACCGATGGCAAGCTGTATTCGCACCACGGCGCAGATCCATTGGCCAATGGTCACCAGAACGATGCGTTTGAGGTGTTCTGCTTGCTCGAGCACGGCGGTGATCAGTCCAAAGCGGTTAAAGATGCTGCACGCATGTTGGGTATGCAGCAGTCGCCCCGGCCATCCCCGGCGGATCTTCCCCCGACCCCATCTGAGGATGCCAGCGGGCCGGGCGAATCCGTATCCGCCGTTGAGGCTCCTGCACCTGAGGGGGGCGGGGGGAGTGATTGGACGCCGGACCGAATCTTTCAGCGCTTCGCTTTGATTGAAGGCAAGACTGCCGTTTTCGACATGTTCAGGCGCGTCATTATCAAAAAACCTGCGTTTGAATTGTTGGTCACCAAAGCGCTGGCCAAAGACTGGTTTGAGTCGACACAGAAAAAGGTCATCGCCGATGACATGGCGGAGCGCCAAGCCAGCAAAGCCAAAGCAGAGGCCAAGTTCAAGCAGGTATCAGGGGAGGGCATGAGCCCGACCGAACGCTATGTCTATATAGACGGTACCAAAGACTCCTGGGACATTAAATGCCGCCGTCGAGTCCCCGAAGGTGCTATGCGTATGGCGTTGGGCGATGCCTATGGCATGTGGTTGAACAGTCCTGATCGGCGCACCGTGGACATGCAGCACATTGTGTTCGATCCACGTATGACCAAAGACCCGGAGGTGTACATCAATACCTTTGAGGGGCTGCCTTTGATCCCGATCGATGCACCTAACAAGTGCCGCACCTTGCGCTCGCTGTTTAGTTTTTTGTGCAACCACGACGAAGCGGCAACTGATTGGTTGATCAAGTGGTTGGCATACCCGTTGCAAAACATTGGCGCCAAGATGGACACAGCCGTGTTGCTGCACTCGACCATGGAAGGCAGCGGCAAGAGCTTGTTGCTCAGCGACATCATGGGCGCAATTTATGGCGAATATGCGGCCACAGTTGGGCAGTCACAACTGGAGTCGAGCTGGACGGTATGGCAGTCAAACAAGCTGTATGGCGTGTTCGAGGAAGTGGTTAGCCGTGACCAGCGTTACAACCAGGTGGGCAAGATCAAACATATGGTCACCGGCAAGACGGTGCGTATGGAGTCCAAGTTTGTGAATGGCTGGGAGGAAGCCAACCATATGAATGCGGTGTTCCTCTCCAACGAAATCATGCCCTGGCCCATTGGCGAAAATGACCGCCGGATGTTGGTGGTGTGGCCCAAGGAGACACTGGGGCCTGAAGAGCAGGAGAGGGTGAAGTACGAGCTGGCCAATGATGGCATCCCGGCGCTTTATGAATACCTGCTCAGTTATGACTTGGGGGACTTCGATCAGCGTACCCGGCCGCCCAACACCGAAGCCCGCCAACGCTTGGTGGATTTGAGTATGGCCAGTTGGCAAACCTTTCTACGTGAATGGCGTAATGGCCTGCTGGGAGCACCATTTAGCGTGTGCGTCAGCAGTGATCTATACGCGTTGTTTTTGGAATGGTGCCACCGCAACAAGGAACACACCTTAAGTTATACCAAGTTCAGCGGATTCATTTCCACCGAAGTGGACAAGATTCAGGGCAAGCCCTGGATGGATGGCTCGCGGCGATCCTTTGGTACGTTCTTCTTCCCCTGGGCTGGCATCGATCCAGCACCTTCCCCACCCCCATCTGTGACAGCGGCCGGGCTCGGTGAGGCGGTCGTTACCTGGCGCGAAGCAGCCAAGACCGGAGGCTGGAGTGTGGGCAGTTGGGAGCACGTCAAATTCGGGCAACGACAGGACAGTGCAGCATGACGACTCATTGTGTGTGGGGTGTGTTGACGGTGTGGTGGGTTTTTACCCTCAACCTGACACAGCTACAGGCCACGTCTTTTAAGGCTTTCGGGGTCAGTGTGTCAGGTGTGCTGGGTTTCTCACACATGCGGGCGTATGTGCATGCTCAACAAACCAAAGACTGATGCTTATTAATTATTTCTCGTACGTGAGAAGAAACCCAACACACCTGACACACCCAACACATAGAGCGTTAAGAGTATGTTTTTAAAGGATTTTAAGTGTGTTGGGTGTGTGTCGGGTTGGCTGTTTTCTGTGTCGGGTTGGGTTTTCAGGGGGGAGATGAGGATGATTCAAGAAATCGAAGAGCTTATGCAGCACTGGGGCGAGCAGCACTGCTACGTTGGAGAGGCAGGTGGTTTGGGTAGCCCGATGGCCACGATCATGCAATACGGCGGGTGCGCCCCTCGGGGTACGGCCGGTTCGCGGGATCTGTTGGTGGGAGCGGGAGCAGGCATGGATCACATTGCCAGCGAAGTGGCGGCGGCAGTGGCCGAGTTGGATCGCCAGTCAACCAAAGGCAAGCAATTGGCCCAGCTGGCCCGACTGCGTTACCTGCATCAACCAGCGATGTCACGGCGTGAACAGATGCGACTCCTCGACATCACCGAAGGGGCAGACCAAACGTATCGCAACTGGGTTAAACGTCTGCATCAACAAGTGATGTTGATCCTTACCGTTCGAAGCGGTACCACTCGAGGCTACACCCGGCGCAGCGGCCACCAGGAAACCAATCTGACGCGTGCAACCGTGCTGAGCAAAGCAGGTTAAGCGCTGACCGTTTGTCGGGGTGACTTACCTCAAACCTGCGTCAAAGATGCGTCAAAGTGAGTAGAGCAGAATGACCGAAAATCCCCACTTTTCGGTTTTACCGAACAGGGGTAAAACGTACCCACGATATGAATTCTGCGCCTAGGCGCTCCCCGAGCACGTGCTGTGCACCTCGCCCTGGCATACACCAGCGCACTGAAAACTCTGCCCACCCCGGCGGGGTTTTCTTTTTTCAGCACCACGCGCCGCTCTTTGATTGAGGTCATACATGACAACAGAGCAACAAGCGTTAGCTGATATGCCGATCTGGCTAGTGATCGCACTGTCCTTGATCGGCGGCGTGTCGGGCGAGATGTGGCGAGCGGACAAAGATGGTGCTCGGGGTTGGTCCTTGGTCCGGCGGTTGGCCTTGCGGTCAGGTGCCTGCATCGGATGCGGGCTGTCCACGATGATGCTGCTGCATGCCAATGGTGTGTCGATCTGGGCGTCATCGGCGGTGGGATGCCTCACGGCAATGGCCGGGGCGGACGTCGCTATCGGCCTTTACGAGCGCTGGGCCGCAAAACGCCTCGGGGTTTGTGAAATTCCTCCTCGTCCTGACCAATCAGAATAATTCTTATCTCTCAGAACTTGCCGGGGACCCTGGGGAATATCCACGGGTACGGGGCAGGAAACCCGCGGGAAAGCGTTAGCGAACAGTTCACCAGCTTAGTGAACTGGGGTGAACAGGTGAACCCCCGTATTCATTAGGTGAACAGGACACTTCATCATGACGGTAATCAGTAAAACCGAGTTTGCGGCGAGACGCGGCTGGGCCAAATCGTACGTTTCAAAATTGGCCAATCAGGATCGGCTGGTGTTAACCGAAGATGGCAAGGTCGAGCTGGAAGCCACCGAAGCACTGTTGGCCGAATCTGCTGACCCCAGCAAGGCCGCTGTCACAGCCCGGCATCAACAGGATCGGATTCAACGCGGCGTCCACAGCCAACTCTCGCCAGAGGTCGAGCCGACTTCCACGGCTGCGCCACAGCCGGCGATCAGCCCGGCAAGCAAATTGCCTGACTTCCAGAAGGCCCGCGCTCATCGCGAGTACTACCTGGCACAGCTAGCCGAGGCTGAGTTCCACAAGGTCCAGGGTTCGCAGGTTCAACTGGAGGCTGTCAAAACCGGCGCCTTCAATGCTGGGCGTCTGCTGCGCGATCAGTTGCTGGGCATGCCGCCCCAACTGGCGCCGGAGCTGGCCGCTATGACCGACCCTTGGGAAATCGAACGCCGTTTGACTGACGCTATCCGCGCCTCGTTGGAGGAAGCCGAGCGCATGTCTACGGCTGACCTAATCACGGCCCTCAACAACAAGAGCTAATCCATGCACACGGAAATCCCGAACGGTGCAGAGGTGTACCGCGAGGCGTATTTCCGTGGGCTACGGCCTGACCCTTCGTTGTGGGTCGACCAGTGGGCCGACGAGTACATGCGTATTCCGCGTGACACCGGTGCCGCAGAGCCCGGTAAATATCGCACCTCGCGGACGCCTTATGCTCGCGAGCCCATGCGCTGTTTGTCACCGGCTCACCCCTGCAAACGCGTAGTCACAATGGTGGCCTCGCAGCTGATGAAAACCCAGATCGCGTTGAACTGGATCGGCGGCCTGATCCACATGGTACCGTCCAACATCCTGACTTTGCTGCCCAGCCTTAGCTTGGCCAAGCGTGTGTCTTCGCGGATCAGCAAGACCATCAAGGCCACGCCGGTCCTGTCTGAGCGTGTCGCGGCCAACCGATCGCGTGACTCGCGCAACACGATGGACACCAAGGAGTTTGAGGGCGGCTCGTTGTACGTCACCACTGCAGGCTCGGCGGCCAACCTTGCCGAACTGTCGGCCCGCTATATCTACGGCGATGAGATCGATCGTTGGGATGTGGACGTGGGTGAGGAGGGTGATCCGATAGAACTGGCCGAAACCCGGGGCAGTACGTTCGGGCGTAACGCCAAGTTTTACTTCTCCAGCTCGCCCACGATCAAGGGTGCTTCGCGCATCGCCGATCTGTTTGAGGCCAGCGATCAGCGTTATTACTACGTGCCATGCCCGCACTGCGGCCACATGCAGATTCTTGAATGGGAAAACCTGCATTACTCGGCCGACTTCAACGTGGTGCATTACCAGTGTGCCGGGCCGGAGTGTGATGTGCTGGTCGAGGAACACCACAAGGGGCAGATGTTGGCTCGGGGTGAGTGGCGATCGCACGCCCCGGGTGATGGCGAAACCATAGGTTTTCACCTCAACGCACTGTATGCACCACTCGGCTGGACGGATTGGCGCTCGCTGGCCAAGCAGTTTGAGAAGGCCAAGAAGGCACAAAATCGTGGCGACCTTGAGCCCATGCAGGTGTTTTACAACACCCGTTTGGCCAAGGTTTGGGACAGCGCCCAGGAGCAGACCAAAGCCGAAGTCCTGAAAGAGCGTGCTCGCCGCGAAACCTATGGCCTCGGCTCGATGGCTTATCGGGTGCTGATGCTCACCGCTTCGGTGGACGTGCAAGCCAATCGCCTGGAACTGATGGTGATGGGCTGGGGCGTTGGCATGGAGCGCTGGGTCATCGACTACCAGGTGATCTGGGGTGACCCGGCGGACGATCGTACCTGGGCTGTGCTCGATGACAAACTCAAAGTGCGCTACCCACATCCGTGTGGCGTAGGTCTCGGAATTTTGGCCACGGCTGTCGACTCCGGGGGGCACCACACAGATGAGGTTTATCAGTTCTGCCGCCTTCGCCGGTGGCGCAACATCTTTGCCATCAAGGGGGCGAGCAAGCCGGGCAGGCCGGTGATCGCGCAACGCCCCTCGATGGTAGACGTGACCTGGAAAGGCCAGACCGAGCGCAACGGTGCCGAGTTGTGGTTTGTCGGTACCGACACCGCCAAGGACTGGATTTACAACCGCTACCCATTCGAAGACGGTCCTGGTGCGCTGCACTTTGCCAATGACTTGCCTGACGAGTTCTTCGATCAGTGCGTGGCCGAGCGCAAGGTGGCGCGTTACATCAAAGGCTACAAGCGTATCGAGTGGGTAAAAGGCAAAGCCGAGCGCAACGAAGCACTCGACCTGATGGTGTACAACCTGGCAATGGCGCACTACCTAGGCCTGAACCGCTACAAGGAGCACGACTGGGAGCGTATTCGACAGGCTCTGGCGCAGGCTGGGTTGTTCGATGAAAAACCTCCGCTAGTCGAACGCGTTGCACTTCCGGCTGCAACACAGGCGTCACCGTTTGAGCAACCGCCTGAACCTGCTCCAGCACCAACACCGGCCGCGCCTCCGCAGCCAGTCGCACGACCCCCTCAACGTCGCAGCTCCAGCAGCGGCTATCTCAAGAGACGCTGATTATGTCCTTTACCCAGAAGCACCTCGACGCGGTTGAGGCGGCGATCGCTCGCGGTGAAAAAACCGTGCGTTACGCCGACCGTACCGTGGAGTACCGCA